GGAGGCAAGCCAAGTTTGTCAGTAAAAATGTTACGGTCACAAGATGTTTTGAATAGAGCAATGGCTCAAGACTACAATGACTACAGCAATGAACAGTTGGGTCGGTTGTTTAATATGTTTGCTGGTGAAGTAGAAGGAGTTGGTACAACACTTGGGGGTCCCCCCAATCCCCAGGTTCAAGTTTTTGATTTATTGATGGAGGGTTTTTTACATGGTGATCATCCAGTTGCTCCATTGGTATCAGCAACAAAGATTGTTGAAGACCATCCTTTTTATGGGCAAGTAATCAAAGGTATGAAAGTTGCAAAGACAGGAAGAGTACCAGCATTTCCCGCTCATTTAATATATGGTGCAGAAGCAAGAGGTAATCTGGATTATTTGATAAAGGAATATAATCTTGTTCCTAAAAAACAATACTCCAAGAGAGCAGGAAGACCATTGACATTGGGAGTTGGTGATGTTGAGCCTGGTGTCTTTTATGATTTTCGAGATGGCGCAGCTGGTGTACAAGATTATTATAAGTTTTTGTGGCATCAATCTCTAGCCCAAGCGGGTTTTGAAACGCGTGTAGGCAATGGTATTTATTATTTGTTGGGTGCTGGTGGTGAACGATTCAATCGAGATTGGATAAAAAGTTTAATGCTTTCTGCCAAGCGTGGGGATAAAGTATTGACCAGAGAGGGTGAAAAAGTATTGCCTTTTGAGAGTGAGTATCTAAAGACAGGTACAATACAAGGTGGAAAACCAGCAGAAGTTTTTGATGGAGCAACACAAAATGGTTTGTTACAGTTATTATATCAACTCGGTGTGTTCACTCAACTCAGAAATGCTGATCTTGAAAGAGAGATAATGTGGAGTCTGAAGAATACACAGAGAGTATTGAAAGAAGAGGCGGATAAGGAAAGTCAATGAAACCATACAAGCTAGTCCAAGAGTACAATGCACCTATCAATACAAACTGGCAGGTCTTCGACATCATTCCTACTATGCGTGAGAGACAGCAGAGCATGCCAGTATTGGGTGGTACATTGAGTGCATTGACAATCTATGGTGACACCTTGTCTGGTGCCAATGCATTGACAGTACGGATAACAGAGGACAGCAGTGGTGACATGTGTATCATAGGAGACACACAGGTTGGTATGTCTTTGGGGATTACAACAGCAACCAAAACTTCTTCGGTTATAAGGATTGAGATTGATGTAGCGGATACATGGCCGAGTCATGTGTGGATAAAGACCGATGCTGGCAGTTTGAACTTGCGTCAGATTAAACTGACTTGGAGAAGATGATGGAAATATCATCGAATGTTAGTGCTTTGAGTAATAATGGAAATGCCTTTGGAGGAGCTACAGGTTCGGAGGATTTGAGTAGTCAAGTTGATGGAATAACCAACACCTTTGTGACTACGGATGCCTTTAATACTTCGAGCATTGTGGTATATTATAATGGAGTACGGCAGCGAACTGGAGTAGAAGTTACTGTGGTCAATGCGCGTACAATCCAGATGGCATTTGTACCTGAAGCCGGTACTACTCTTGTAGCTACATATACAACAATATAAGGAGAAATGACATGGCTGCTATACAACTCGTAAGAGGTCAGATTATAGACTCGATTATTAACGAAAGCAAACTGGACAATGATTCGGTTGCTTTTGCCAAACTTAAGTCAGCTGACATTGAAACAAACCTCGCTGCTTCTGCATCTGCTAGTAAAATCGCAAGTGCATCTGCAATCAAATCATATGTTGACTCAATCGTCCCCGATACTTTTTCTGGTGGCGATGGTATCGCGATTGATGCATCTGGAGATCCGGATGTTATTTCTGTTGACCTTGCTACCAACCCTGGTCTTCAGTTTACCAGTAACAAACTGGACTTGAAATGTAAGGCGGAGACTGGTGGTACAATCACCAAAGATGCGAATGGTATTTACCTTGCTGACAGTGCGGTATCCAATGCCAAACTTGCAAACAGTACTATTTCTGGGAAGTCTCTTGGTGCAAACCTTGATGCTCTTTCAGCTGGTCATGGATTATCGATGACATCTTACAATGGGTCGGCTGCTGTATCAGACTTGACCGTAAAGTTGGATGGTGCTTCTCTCGCTAAGGATGCTTTGGGACTTCGAGTAAATGATCTTGGAGTTGGAGAAGGTGAACTGGCTGCAAATGCTGTAACCATTACCAAGTTTGGGATGCGTCCAAAGACCGATGACTTTGCACCGAATGGTTCTACTGCTGCATTTACTTTGACAACCAGAGTACCTGCTGCTTCTTTGAATGATTTCAAAAATGCTGTACGCGTATACCGAAATGGTCAGAGACTTCTTCAGAAAGCTTCTTCGCCTGCTGATGCATTTGAGTATACAGTTACTGACAGTGGCTCTGCTACAGTTGTAACTTTGGGTGCAAATCCAGCGAGTGGTGAAAGTATTATCGTCGATTACTGGGTATAGTATTCGGTAAAGATTGTGTGTGCCTAGCGGCCAGTGATATCCTAGTATTGCTGGCCGCTTTTTTTGGGGTGATGATATGAGTATAAATAAACAAAAGGTTTTGGAACTGGTCTTGGGTCAAGGTGGTGCGTTGGTGTTGGCTTGTATTGCATTGTGGTATATCTCTCAGTTGTATGTGGACCAGATAAACGGTATGATGGTACGATGTGATGACGATCGCAAAATGTATCAAGAGCACATGCGGATGATGACAGATAAGTTGGACGTTATCTCCGAAGACATTAAAGATATAAAAGATAAGTAGAAGTTTTTTATAAACGATGTATAATAAAGTGTGTGTTTTTGGAGGTTACAATGTCATACAAAAAAAAATCTAGTGATAAAAACTGTAAGCAAGTTCAGTACCCGAAACCCAAGAAGGGTGGGTTCAAGAAGCCATCAGTAAAAAAGCCTGCTCCCTACAAGTACAAGGAGATATAGAATGGCACCACAAATAAAAGTTGAAGCAGCCAGTTGGTTGAAAATATTTGCGCTTGTCGGCAAGTTGTGTCGATATGCCCAAGGTGGTTTTACTCCGGATGAGAAGAAAGAACTTATTGATGACTTGTTGGATGTGCTTGGAGTTTTGGCTTCGGACATTGGAGAGGATCTGCGACATGAGAACCATTAAGAAGATTGTTGTGCATCATTCTGCTTCTCGTCCCGATACGACAGTTGAGGAGATTGATGCATGGCACAAGGCTCGTGGTTGGTGGGGCATTGGTTATCATTATGTGGTAGACCACAATGGTGAGATCCAAGAGGGTCGGCCATTGAAGAAGCCTGGTGCTCATACCAAAGGTCACAATCGCAAGTCGATTGGCATCTGTGTTACAGGTAACTTCGAAGAGTACCATTGTCCCAAGCATCGATTCGATGCGCTTGTCACTCACATCCAGACTTTGTTGTACACATACAACTTGACATGGAATGATGTGTACTATCATAAAGAGTTTGCAGCAACAGCATGTTGTGGTAGATTTTTGATAGAGCAGTTGCGTCAGTATCGGAAGGGTCGTGTTGTATCTGGTACGGGTAATCAATGTACATAAAGAAGTTCTTGTCTCTTTATATCAAACGAGGTGAGTTGAAGTCTATTGCAGATCAAGCTGGCATCCATCCCAACACGGTGTACTCGTGGATAAAGAGTCGGAACAATCCTCACATCATGTCATTGATATGGTTCTTTCGTGCCTTGTCGAGGGAGAAGGATGTCCAGTATGAGATGTTGTGGATTGAGTTCTTGTACTTGTTGGAGGGTCGCAAGGATCCACAGGCTGATGCTCGTGAATGGTTACGCAATCACATCGACAGCATGGTACGTGCAGATCGCAGCTGGCTGAAGAAACATTTTGAGGAGCTAGCCCTCGAGGTCGGGCAAGAATAAACATTGCTTGTAGACCAGTGGTCTTTTCTTTGTGTTGATACGAGTCTTGATTGTGTTGTCGTATCGCTCACATATCTCATCCCATTCATCTCGTTGTCTGTAGCATCCGATGTATCCCCATGCTTCGGATTTGATTGCGAATCGAACACCTTCTGCCTTTAGATTTTTGGGTTGATACCTGTGCTTGTAGGATGACTTCACTGCATTGACGAAGAACGCGCCATCGTACCAGTAGTGAGTCCTTGTCGGTATATCCACATAGACAATCCATGTGGGTGGGTGGACTAGGTATGCGGAGTATCCATTGCTTGTGGTCTGTCGTATCTCAGCAAAGAAGGTATCGTATCGCCCACCATTCATGGCTGACTTGACTTCGACCGTACATATCTTTTGCTCTCTGTAGGAAAACCCATCGCTTGTCAGATGGGCACAGAATATATGTATGTCATGTGGGTCGTATCTTCCCACGTCTATTGTCGCGTTCATGTAGTCATATGGCGCATCTTGATATACCTGTGCGAATGCTCGTCCCTTGTTGATCTCATCCATCACAGCCAGTTCAGCAATCGTACCCTGGTGCAGCAACTTTTTGAATGGAACCATGTTCTCTCCGTTGTTTGGTCAAGAGTAGTATAGCACCATAAAAAAAAGCCACAACGTATATGCTGTGGCTTTATTCAATCATCCTAATATTTGTGAGGAGTCTATTCTGGCGATGGGTTCTTCGGACTTGGGTGCTTGCCACCATCCTCTTCGGTTCTTGCCATTCCTTCTGCATGCCTTGCCACCATTCTGAAGTTCTGCATCAAGTCTCTTCAGCAGATCTGGATAGTAGTTTTCATATGACATGGGGCGCACAACAGTAGGTACTCTTCGCATGCGTTCTCCTTCC